ACATACTCCCATTTTGCACAGCTTTTTGCATTTGCAATACTTGTTCTTGCATTTGAACTTCTAATTCTTTTTGCATTTCCATAACTTGGACATTTGCTTGTTCTTGTATTAATTTTAATTCTTCTTCATTAGGAGGTATTCTATAAAACAAACTAACATAAGAAACTTTAATTTTTTCATAAAGCTCAAAGTATTCACATAATACATCAGTTTCTCCTTCTGCTGTGATACCCATAGATGTTTGTTCATTACTATCATTGTAAGCAAAAAGTTTTTGTTCACTATCTCCCATAGCTCTTTTAGAAAAAGTATTATCTACATTTTCATTACTACTAGATTGCATAATTTTTCTTTTACTGTCTGGGAATAATTTTAATAAATGATTTCTTGGTAATATTTTTCTTATTAATATAAAAGCTGCATCTGAAAAAAGCATATCTCTAGATTTAGGATCTACATAAATATCAAAAGGTTCAGGTTGTTCTAACTTAACTTCACCCATACCGTTATCAGCATCTTGATCTACTGTAACTAACATGTATCCTACACCTTTAGTAATAGAATCGTTTATAGCATTATTATATAAAGTAGAACCATTAGATCTATTCCAAATATAATCACTTAAATCAGATATAACTGCAGCTACATCTGAGTCACTTCCTTCTGATGCAATTGCTTGCCATCTAGGATTATTTGCTGTAGCATAAAAATTTAACATCTCTACTACAGGTAAAATTCTATTAATTGTAAAAGTAGGCATTCCTTGAGCTTCTAATGCATCTCGTTCTTCTCTACTTATTTGTTCATCATGAGAAAAATCATATCCTTTTTGATTTGTCATTTCCCATTGTTTTCTTGTCCAATTGTTAGCAAGATCAAATAATTGTCTTACGTTATTAGCTTTTTTTGTTTTAGCCATTTATAGTTCCTTAATTATTTTCTTCTTTTTCTTTTAATAATTTTTTTTATTTTACCATTTTTAGTTCTAGCAAATATTTTATCTTTAGTTTCTCTAATAAAAGTACCAAAGTATCTATTACCACCAAATGTCCATCCTACTTTTTTACCAACTTTACTCATAGTATTATCCTTTCAATTCAAAATGTGGAAAATCATCAAACTTATTATCATCAACTTCAAAATTCATATTCCAATCACCACCCCAGCGTAATTTTATACCCATTGATTGCGCTATACCTAAAACAAATCCTGCAAATAAATGAAAACGCTCCCTATCATTCCAATCAACAGGATAAGGAACCACATCCACAGCCCTGCTTGGATTAGCATTGTGACGACCATTTGGGTACTTAACTTTTGTTTTACCTTCATCAAATAGTTTATCTTGTCTTTCTGCACTTCTATGTCCTTCTATTACACTGCAATCAACGTGTTTTATTACTTCGTTTAAAACATCTTGTAATTTTTTATCACAAGTTGCTAAATTTTCTTTTGATCTTCTTCCAAACTTAGCCATAATTCTCCTTATGCTACAACCCAATTCTTTGCTTTGGGTTTTTGTTTATGCCATTCTCCTTTATTTTTTTTCATTCCTTGAGGAGGATGTGCGTATTTACATGCGTATGCTAATGCATCTATTGTGTCATCATGAGCCATACGAGGTCCAAATGTCATTATCTCTCTATGTAAATCATATTGCGATTTTTTAATATGTACTTGTCCTACTGCAAATCTTTGAGCTAATATTTCTTGTATTCTGTCTCGTTTACTCATTCTTGTTCCTGGTTTTTCTTCTTTAAATGGTATAATAAACTCATTTCTTCTTTGCATTTCAGCTCTTAAAGCTTGAAATATAGGTTTTGACATAGACGTATCTTCTATTGTAAAAAGCGTTGGATTATAAATTTTAGCATATTGAAATATATAATCTACAATCCCTTTTTGACCTGAACCAGGAACTCCCAGGACAGGCAATGTTCTATTTCTTACATAATCAAGAACATATAAATTATTATCTGGAGTAACTGCTACAGCTACAATAACACTAAAATCAGAATTTCTTCTAGCTGAATCTGTAGCTGGGTCTACTCCTACAAAAACATTACAAGGTTTTGGATCATCTCCACTAGGTATAACAAATAAATTATCATTATCTTTATTAAATTGACCTTCCCAGTATTTAACATGATCTCTAGTAAAAATAGAATCTTCTTCACTCTGGACTTCCATCATATATTCTTGATAGAATTTTTGTGGAGTTCCACTATCTTGATAAAACTTTTTCTTTCTTTGCATTTCTTTATGACCAAACCATGAGGGCCATAGAGGCGTTCCATCTTCTTGTAAAGCTTTATATGTTATTACTTTCCAACTATAATCTTTTCTTTCTTTTATTGCTTGTTCGTGACCAATTAAAATCTTTTGAATAAATGCATCAAAATGTACAGGAGTTCCGTTAATTCTTAGTCTTCCTGTTTTTGGTTCAAGCGCAGGGAATACAACAGCTGTAACAAGGTTAGAGATTTTTGCACGACTTTCTGGCGTGACCGTATTGTTCTCATCTTCAAAATCGTCAAGAACAATAAGATCGTAACGCTTATGCAACTTAGCACCACCCCTAATACCAGACAAATTAGACTTACTAATAAGTTTGCAACCATTTTTAAGTTCAATATCATCTTCAGTCCATTTCCTTCCTTTTAAATCTCCAAAATAATATTTTAATTTATCATTAAATTCTAAATGATATTTAATATAATCAAGATTAGGTACAGAAATTTTACTTGATGCAGCTACCCATCCATAAAATAAAGGATCATCTTTTGAAAAAACAAAATTATGCAGTATGTTGCATTTTGTTAAAACTGTTTTACCATGACCTCTAGGTAATACAACTGCTAATTGCCTGTAATCTAAATTATTACACGCATCAGCTACTTCATAATGAAAAAAGGGAGTTTCTGATCTCATAAAATCTTCTGGTAAAAATAGTTTACCAAAAGTTATTAAATCTTTGTAAGCTAATCTAAGGTCATCTTCAGCTTGCGATACATTTTTAGAATTTATGTTTGCCAAAAAAACTCCTATAATTAGTTTATAGAATACATAAAATTATTTTATTAAACAAATTAATCTTTCATAAAACTTTTTACTTTATCAAACATCATACTAGCTTTATTAAGCATAGCACTAGAACCTTTCATTTTATTCCAAGCATGCTCATTAACATGATCGTTAGTGTATTTATTAATAGCTGCTTTAGTTTGATTTCCATAAAAACCATCTATCTCACCTGTGTAATAATTTGCTTTACTTAAAAATTTTTGTACTGCTTCTGTTTGTTCATTTGTTTTTAATTCAACTGGTAAATAAAATAAATTTTGTGACATTTCATATGCTGTAGAATCATATACACTAGGCATCATACCCGATGGAGCATTTAACATTTTTTCTTCTAACATATTTAAAGATTTTTTCATGTCTTCATTTGGTGTTTTATATTTAATAGTTATAGGTTTATATTCATTCATTTATTATTTCCTTTATTTCTTTAGGTCTTTTTGCTTTATCTAATTGTTTGCTGTCAAATCCTTGGAATACAGCCCCTGTTAATTGTGTAACTTGAGTTTTATTTTTATCTTCCATATCCATAATATCAGCAAGTTTAAATAAAGCTTTTAATTTAGTATCATCTTTACCTGATGATAATGCTATATTAAATATACCTTCTAATATTGATTTTTCATCTATACCTATTTCTTCTAAAACAGGCTTTAATTCTTCTTTCATAGCAGTTTTTATCCTTGTTGTTTTAACTAATTGTCCAGCACGCAATCCTGCATAGTGCGGGTCATTTGTCGGAAATGCCTTTAGATACGCCATGCGAGCATCCATTCCAGATGCTAAATACTGGACAAACAATTCTTCTTTAGTAGATAGCTTGTCTCTTGCTTCTATTCTTTCATCTCTATCTATATTGCCACCTAAGCTATATATATTGATACGCTTAGAAGTATCCATCTTAGTAGATTTAGATACTATAAAAGTACCAGTGCAAGTGCCTATATA